ACCGTCAAAATAAGGAATTTGACGAGAAAATTCGTGTTAATAAGCTAGAGTTTGATAATGAACTGCAACGTGCGAAGGAAAGAGCCGAAGAAATCAAACGTCAAATCTCAAGCGAAATCGACAAGAAGTTCCAGTCGTTCGACAATGCAGCAATCAATGAAGCTAGACGAAAAGCAGAAGAGGCCATACGAAACGCTGGCGCAAGTACCCTGCTTGCACAGGAAGCCAAGCGGATTGGTCTAGATTCTGTTGCCAAACTTGAAGAATTCAAGAGACAGGCTACGAGCGCTCAGACGGCTTTGTTGGGCGATTTGGACGTTCTGAAGAATACACTCGCAAACGATATTCGACCGAAACAAGCGAAAGTTGAAACCGAGATTGCCAAGCAAGTTGAAGCGCTTATCCAGACAAGGAATGAGTTGCTCGGTATAAAATCAGCGCAAGCGACGTATGAGGAGACGACGACTCGTAGACTGTCAGAGCTGACCAACTTGGCCAATGGTAAGGCAAGCAAGTCGGAGGTTGTACAAACTGCGGAGGAATTGAGAAGTCGGATTGCGAGTGTGCAAACTTCTGGCCGAAATCTCTTTTTAAACTCGCTTTTTAAGCAAGATATCAGAAAGACTAGTATTTGGACTACGAGTATCTACACCGCTACTATTGATAGCGAAAATAAGTACCTTGGGTACAACGCTTTGAAAATCGTTGGACAAGACCCAGCAGGCAAGGACGGCGGCAACCCTAAAATCACTTATCCCGCTACTGGCCAATATGGCAAAGTAGCGCCTGGAAGCATGACCAATCAAGAGGTGACCATCAGCTTTTATGCCAAGGCAAGTAAAAATGGAATAATGCTAAGATCTCGATTAGGGAATATCAATTATAAAACTGGAAATGTGACATTGTCGACAGAAATTAAACGATATGTTGTCCATATTCCAAAAGGTTGGACGAATGAGTCTAAATTCACAACAAATGAATGGTTGTTCAATTTCAACCAAGAAGGAATCGTTTGGATTTGGATGCCGAAGTTCGAAATAAGCGATGTAGATACTTCTTATTCAGAAGCTCCTGAAGATATAGAAGGTCAGATTTCAGCAGTTGAATCTAACTTCAGACAGCGCGCTGATGCACTCGATGCTGGGGTGAGAAGTCTGACTGAAGGTCTCAGAACTAAAGCGGATATCAGCTCACTAAATGTGACTGCTGAGAATATCCGGCAATCTGTGAAGAGTTTGGAAACAAGCACGCAGAACAAGCTGGATCAGAAATTGAGCATGACTGAATTTGAGGTGCGGGCAGGCTCGATTCATCAGGAAATCCTGAACGCAACTAAGGATAAGGCAGATAAGACTCTGGTCATGACTGAAGCGGGGAAATTGCGAGAAGAATTTTCAAACTTACGGGTTGGTGGAACTAACTTGTTGAAAGGCTCAAAAGGGCCTTTTCTTCCAGATCGGAAGCCAGCTAATTTTGATAACGCCATTCTGTATGTAGGACAGACGTCTATCTACATGGAGCAAGGACAGGAATACATTATTTCTGCTAAAACAGACGGGACCTTTACAGCTCATCACGACGGGAATAAGGAATCCGATAACGTAGTTCTTTGGATTATGGACAAGGATGTCAGAAATTATCAAATTGTATCGGACCTCAAGACAGGTACCACAGGAACGAAAATCATTTGGAATAAGCCTACAGGGATTTATCATCTGCGCGTTAACACTTATCACAAAGAAGCGACCAAGAGCGTCTGGGATGTGAAGATTGAAAAAGGCAATGTCGCCACCGACTGGAGTCCTGCGCCTGAGGACACTGATGGTCTCATCACTGAAGCTAAGGCTATCTTTGAGCGGACAGCTCAGGGGTTGCGAACCGACTTATCAGCTATTCAGGAATATGTCAATAAAGACGGTCAGCGACAGGATGCATTGCAACGCTACGCTCGTGAGGAAAGCGCAAAACAAGCAACAGCTGTACGTGAGTTGGTCGCAAGAGACTATGTTGGTAAATCAACCTATCAGGAAGATGTGAGAGGTCTTGAGCGTAGGTTCGAAGCTATTACCAACCCACAAAATGGTTCGATTGCCACTCAGATTGCTAACTACAAAACAGCAGTAGATGGCAGATTTTCAGATATCACTTCATTGATTGCTGGCAAGGCTAATCAGACGGACTTCCAGCGTGTGAAGGAAACTAGCCAACTCTATGAACGGATTCTTGGAAATTCTGAGAACGGTATCGCTGACAAGATAGCCCGAATGGCTATGACCAATCAGCTATTTCAAGTTGAGGTGAGTAAGGTCTTTGAAAATCATCGAAATCTATTTTTGAGTTCGACTGCAACGAAAGGATTCTTAGGTAACGCTGGGGTTATTAATGTTGCGAATAGCACACAAAAAGAGATCACATCTGATTTCATTTCAGTAGAACCAAACGAAAAAATTATTTTTCAGCATTGGGTAACTCTTCCTGAGAATGGAATGGCTTGGACGGCTTGGCAATTTTTCGATAAGAACAAAAATTCTATTGATGTCCGCAGAACAGGCTTGAATGCCTATAAAACAACAACAGGTAAACAACACAACATCAATCAAATCACTGTACCAGCCAATGCTTATTTCGTCAGATTCTCAGCCCGTATGTATGATGATGGTTTGATAAAAGTAGAACACGGTTCGGTTCCATCTGATTACTCAGTAGCACCAAATGATGCTCTTGAAGCTGTGAAAACCGTCCAAAGACAGTTGGCTGGCTCGTGGGCAGTTCAGAACATCAACGGTGTAGGTTCAATCGTTTCGCAAATCAATGCGACTAACAATCAAATTTTGATTGAAGCTGAAAAGATTCGATTAAAGGGTAAGACCTTACTTGATGAATTGACGGCTATTCAGGGTTACTTCAAACGCTTGTTTGTAGGCGATGCCAGTGTCGGAACGCTCAATTCAGACATCATTAGATCTAACTCTATCACGGCAGATAAGTTGGTCATGGATATGGCTATGGCCAGACGATTTGTATCAAGCGATATCTTCACAGATACGCTTGCTGCTAAAGAAGCCTTTATCAATAAGCTTCGGTCAGTCGTAGTCACTGCGACATTTCTAGAAGGTTTTCAAGGTAAAATTGGAGGCTTCAGATTTGGTCAATACACAAACAGAAATGGATATTTCATAACAGGAATTAACTCTGTTAGTATTGGGATGGGTAACGGAATGAACGCTGGTGCGAACAGAAACGCATTTTGGGCAAATTGGGGTGAAAGTTTAGACACCCCTGGTCCCAAAGCCTGGTATGTCAACACTGACGGGAAGATGTATTGTAGGAATGATGTGGATTTTTATTCAAAAGTAGATTTCGCAAGCACATCAAAGGTTAATTTTTACTCAAGAGTAAATGCAGAAAAAGGTTTATGGTTAGCTTATGATGATGTTTTTGGTGAAGGGGATAACCCTGTTGGTGGATACAATAGAGTTGTTTGGTGGAGCCAAATTGTTACCGGAAAATTTAGACAACACGCTGGAATCACTACCGGTTCAGATAGAAAGTTGAAAGAGAATATTGAACCGACACCGATCAAGGCATTGGATAAAATAACTGCTTTGAATTTAGTGGCCTTTGACTACATTAAGGATAAGACTCATGAAGAAATCGGTTTGATAGCGCAGGAAGTGTTAAATATTATCCCTAGTTCTGTCGAGAAATACGAGGATGAGGATAATCACTTAACAATCAATTACTCAAAATTCGTACCTTACTTAATCAAGGCAATCCAAGAATTAAATCAAAAAATAGAAAAAATGGAGAAAACAATATCATGAATGAAAACATGAGTGAAGTAGTAAATCAACTGACACTTGATTCATTAGCAAAAAAGTTCGGAGCAAGTGTTCAAGACTCAGCGAGATTTGAGGCCCTTTATCTGTATGTAGCAAGTGAATTACATACGATGAAAGAGGTTCTTGAATATGACCCAGCTCTAAAAGAGCTATTTGAAGAAGTGAAAGGAAAAATGACAAATGGCAATTAGTAATTACGAACTAGCAAGCAAGCCTTATACGCGAGGTTTGGGCGATAAGACTGTGACGGTTGTTGAAGTCAAGCTTGCCGATGGCAGTCGCTACAGTACGAACATGCGTGAGCTTGCAGGAGACCGTACAGGCGATTCTGACGATGTTTTAATCAAGGCAGTATTAGATATTGTCAAGACAGAAATTGACCCATCTAGCGCAATCGTGCAAGCTCAGGAACAACTTAACAAGACCAAGGAAGATTTGACTGCTAACAAAGAGTATCTGGATTCTGTTTCAGCAATTACTGAAGTCTTGATTGCACTTGCGATTGCTCAAAACGGAGGTATGCCTACTTATGCTTACAACAAAGTGGCTGAGTTTATCAAACCGCTTGTTAAGACCAACCGTTACACAAACGGAGACATAGTAGCGATGCCTTATCCGCATGATGGCAATCCAAAATGGCCACAAGGTACGCAGACTATCTTCAAATTCCAAATGCAAGCGATAGAGGGCTATACTTACAAAGACCAGTCGCTCTCTGATATGCTGCAGCAAGGTGTGCTGACCGTGGTCATGCCACGTATTGATTAGACAAGGGGGAGGTTATGACATGGGTTGATATCTTTGAAAAAATGATACACGCTATCGCTCAACTTGCTCCAACAATTGGAGTTGTTGCGACTGGTTGGTTCGGCATGCGAGCCAGTAAAGCAGGTCACCTCAACCAAGAACAATTCAAGGAACTGAAAGGTGAATTGAGTACTATTCATGCTATCGGAGAGGATAATAAGCAAAAAATAACTGAAGTGAATGAAAAGTTAATAGTTCATGATGAAGCACATCTAGTGACCATGTATCTACGACTTGAACGCGACATCACGGCTGCTCTGAAACGTGGATACACAAGTGTACATGAATCAGACATTATTCACAAAATGCACTCGAGCTACAAGAAGCTAGGAGGCAATGGGCGAATTGATGCCCTATTCAATAAATACTTAAATTTAGATATTTCGGAGGAAAATACAAATGCAACAGATTAATGAAATTATCACAAATGGAGCAATCAGCATCCTTGTCATTTTGGCTGGTATTGCAGTCAAAGCAGTCAAGGACTACTTGGTTCAAAAAGGTGGAGAAAAGACCATCAAAATCGTTGAAATCTTGGCCAAGAACGCAGTAAATGCAGTTGAGCAGATAGCAGCTGAAACTGGATATAAGGGTGAAGATAAGCTGGAACAAGCACGCACTAAAATTCGTGCTGAGCTTAGCAAATATAACATCAGCATGACTGACCGTGACCTTGATACATTTGTTGA